ATTATGATAAACACATTATTCGAAAGATTAAAGCCAGAATTTAAAGCAACACTTGAAGCTTACAAAGAAAAAAATGCTAATGCTCACTATACAGAAAAAGTATTAAAAGAAAATGATTTTTATACTGAATTAACAGTAGGTCAAGCAATGAGCATTATCTTGGTATTAAAAAATGAATCATTTTTAGAGTTAGGTCAACTAGCCAACTTATTCAACGAATCAAATTACGAAATAGATTAACAAATTAAAACATAAACCATGTACAAAGGAGTAGAAAATGAATTAACAGCAGAAGAGATTGTAGAATTGGCAGTCTTAGATCCAAATAAACTTGGAATCGAACCAAGTAATCCAATTTCAGAATTTAATTCATTAACAGAAGATTTTATGAATCAAGGATACGATCAACAAGAAGCTGAAAAGCTTGCAAGTAATATAATCACATCATCATGAAAAAAGCATGGACAGAACTAGAATTAACTATAGTTTATTATGTAGTTAAGCACGGAGTTCACGGAGCAGTTAGAAGCAGAGAGACTGGTAGCTTCTTAAACGAAAGAGATATTTGCTTTTTCTTAGATCATGGAACAAGATCTTATGCAGCAGCAGTATCTAAATTTAAGTATGTTCTTGGAATACCACAGTATGTGGATGTCTATGCCAATGCGACAAAAACCCAAAAAGCAATTGTTGAGAAGTATGCAAACACAACTGTTTCCCAATTAAGATTAATCATTCAAGCTGGCTTAAATGAACTTTATTCTAAAAGTAATAATAATACCTTAGAGAATAAAGAAAGTTCATTAGAACGCACCGAAACAAAGCCTGGTGATCAATTAAGCTTTGATTTTGATTGAGCAAGTCACAGTAATTTTTAACTAACTCATATAGATAGAGAGCGCGGCTTTTAAAAAAACAACGCTTTATACAATAACAATTTAACAATACTATTTTAAACATATGAATTCAAATGAACAAATAATGAAAGCCAAAGGTGAATCTAAGGTATGGAAATCAGTGACAGCTAATCCAGGATCTAAGAAAAAAATCGCCTCAACCCAAATCGGCCAACAATTATTATTCGATGAAGCTCTTCGTATTTTTGAAGATGTTAAAGATTGGATACATAATAAAACAGCACGAAGATACAGACGAGCTTTTACAGAGTATTTTACAAACGATGATTTGTTATTGCAGAAAATAATAGAAACAATGTTAGTAATCTCTGGTGACATCGAAGGTATTACAGGTGATGTTGAAGCTAAATCCCTTGGAAGATCTAGAAGAAAGAAAGTACAAACAGTAAAAGATCGAGTACTTCCAGAACTAGAATTTGAAAATGCTTTTAGATTTTTAGAAGTAGTTGTAGATTACAGTGATTATTTTGAAATAGATCAAGTTTTAAATAAAGACAAAGATTCATGGAGATGGTCAATAAAATACAAATGTACTTTATCTAAAACAATCGTAGCTAAATTATCACTTGAAGCTGCAGTAGCTTTTTATCCATTAGCAATGCTGGAACCGCCAATACCATGGACATGGGATTCAGAAACTAAAGAACTAATCGGCGGATACGCACACTTTCAATATCCATTAGTAAGATCAAATCACTTTGATATAAACTATAATAAATATTCACAAGGAATATTCGACCGAGCTAATTACATCCAACAAACACCATGGATAGTAAATGAAGAAGTACTAGCACAATTAATTGAAGATACAAAACTGCCGAAGAAAGCTGACTTTTTAAAAATGGAATATCCTGATACAACAAATTGTAAATGGGATATAAATTTAAAAGAGCCGCATGAATTAACAGATAAAGAAGTACTTGAATTACAAACAAATCGTGAGTATGCCAAAACACAGATTGAACTTTATGATGCTGAACGTGGAGATTACGAATCTGCTGTTGGAAAGTACAGAGCAATTAAATTAGCTATTCAAATCGCTGAGAAGTATGTTGGTGAAACATTATACTTCCCTCACAACTATGATTTCAGAGGAAGAATTTATCCAATATCAATTGGATTATCACCACAAGGATCAGATGAAGTTAAAGCTTTATTGCTTTATAAAAACACTGAGGAATTAACAGAATCTGGAATTCAATGGAACTGGGCGTATCTAGCTTCTTTATATGGCGATGATAAACTAAAGTTTACTGAAAGAGTTAAAAGAGGAAAGCAATTACTACATGCAGATTACAAAGAAGCTGATGAACCATACCAATTCTTATCACACCAAATAGAGCTTAAAGCTTGGTTTTATGATAATAACTATGTACCGAACACGAGAATCCATTTAGATGCTTGTAATTCTGGTTCACAATTTACTTCTGCAATCACTGGTGACAAAGCTGGATGCGAAGCTACTAATGTTTTACCAACATACGATGATGAAGGTGATATAACAAGACAAGATGCTTATATGCTAGTTGCTGAAAAATCAATTGAGAGAACTAAGCAACTTACCATAGAGTCAGATGATGAAGAGAAAACTGAAATACTTAACTTTTTAAAAGACTTATTAGAAAAACATGGAAGAAAATTGTGTAAAACCCCGACGATGGTTTCCAACTACGGAGGAACAGCTGCTGGAAGAGCAGATATCTTATGGGCGATGTTCCGGTCGCTCAACTGTGATAAGAAATGGATTACTAAAAAAAATGCTCACTTGTTCGCAATGATTATTGGCGATTCGATTCAAGGAGTTTTAAATGGCGGAAAAGCTTTTGAATTATATGTTCAAAAAATGTCTAATTGTATTGCTCGTGGAAACAATCCAGTAACATGGGAAACTGCAGATGGATTTCATGTAATACATAAAAAGAATAAAGAACTTAAATCGAAACAAGTTTTATGTCATTTACCGGGCTCTAGGAGAAACACTAAGATCACGAAAAAGATTTACTCTAAAGAACTAAGTGGACCAAAAATGAGATCAGCTATCAGCCCGAATTACATTCACTCACTAGATGCAGAACTATTAAGAGAAACATCTAGAAGAATGGAAGAAGCTGGAATTGAAAATTCTGATTGGATTCACGATTCTTTTGGATGCCATCCGAATCATGTAGATAAAATGTTATTATTTTCGAAAGAAGAATTTATTAACTTGGTAAAAAGAAATCCGTTGAAAGCTTTAGATTCTGATTTAAGAACGCAAGTAAGTGAAGATCCGAGACATCAAAAAGCTTTAACCAAAATAATTATGCCAAGATTTGAAGATTGTGAAATAGAAATTGAGATAGAAAATTTGATGAATTCTGATTGGTTTTTCTCATAAAGTAACCATATTTTTAAAGTGTTGTATTATAAGGCTTTAATTTTAACTAACTCTTATAGATAATACGACCGCTTTGAAACGGTCTTAAATTATCACATAAAAGCGTAGCTTTTAAATAAATATTAACAAAGAGTTAAGCGAGCACAAAATAAAATACCGTTAGTTTATTTCCGTAAGCTCATCGGTTCGCTAGGAAGTTAATATTTTTAAATATGGATCTTTTCAATTTTCATAATTTTAGTTTAAGGACGGGTGAATTAAAAACTCACCTGTTTTTTAAAGGAAGCGAATTAAGCCTTGGAATATTTCCGAATGTTAATTCAAGCCAAAATAAAACAAGATGGCAGAAAGTAAATTACAACCGTTTTTAAAGAAACAAAGAAGACCAAGACAAATGTACAAAGATGTAGATGTATTTAGATCTACCTTTGGTCCAGTAAGTGAGAAAGCTGTGTACGATGTATTCCAAACAACATTTAAAGTAGAAAAGCACAATATGAGGAAATACTCTTTTAGTCATTGTGTTCAAGCTTTAAGGAAGCACAAGCTCAAACAACAAGAATAATAAACTATAAGCAGTGATCCATCCATCCTTTAACTAGGGTGGATTTCCTGTTTAAACTAATAGCCAAGATTGGCATAAAAAATAAAACTATGTCAAATTTTGATAGATATAACCATCAAGAAGTGACCAACTTTAACTTACAATCACATAAGGAAGTTGCTCAAATCTGGACACAAGAGGATTCCACTCTTGGAATAATGAAGTGGGGATACACGAATTCTTATCCACAATCATTAATAAACTTAATAGAACAATCACCGATAGCAAAGCCTACAGTTAAAAGAACATCTAAATTTTATCAAGGTGCTAAATTCGAAGGTGAAAACGAGATCATATCTCAACGAGGATTAACATTGAAGAATATAGTATCGATCATGGCCGATGATTATGCTGTATGGGAAGCTTTTGCAATTCAATGTAATTACAATTTAGCTGGACAAGTTACAAGTATTAATCCAATTAGAATAGCTGATTTAAGATTCAACCAATTTGATGAATTAAATTATGCATCTAAAGTAGGTTACTACTATGACTATGGAAATAACTCAGAAATCAAAAAGCAAGTAACATCATCAGTAGTTCCTGGGAAAATTAAATGGTTCAATCGATTTAATCCAAATGCAGTTGCAGAACAAATTGAGAATACTGAAGGTGGGATAGGAAATTACTTAGGTCAAGTACTTTACCATGCAGAATCTGGACATAGTTCATACCCAGTATCACCATTACAAGCACCAGTTAACTATGTGCTATCAGATGTTGAGAATTCAATTTTAGTAAGGAAAGAAACATCAACAGGATTTATTAGTAGTTACATATTAAAAACTTCAATGGATTCAGAGGATCCAACCTTATTAGCCTTAGAGGCAGCAATAGCTGAATCACAAGGTGCAAGAGGATACGGAAAAGTCATTACATTCTCAGGATTAGATCCAGAAACTTTAAATGATACTATCTTAGAAGAAATTGGAGCTGGAGGACAAGGATCAAAAGGAGTTATAGAATCAGCACAAATGACATTCGAACTCGATCATAGAGTAATAACAGGAGCATATCAAATACCACCAGCATTAGCAGGTGTTGAAAATGTGGCTGGATTCTCAGGTGAAGATCTTTCAGAAGCATATTATGTTTTTAATGCGATTACTCAAAGTGGTAGAGATACCATAGAAGCTGCATTGAATAGAATACTATCAAATTCTGTTTTCAAAACAAAAGAAATTAAATTAAACAAACTTACTCTTGATACTGAAAAGTTATTATTGAATGATCAAGAACAAGAACAAGTAACCACTGATCCAGAACAAGAAGCAGAAGCTAAAGCTAATGCTATTTTTGCAGATATGACTGGAAAACAAATGCAAGGATTACAAAGGGCTGTTCGTAAGTATAACAAAGGAGAAATATCGAGACCACAAGCTGCGCAAGTTTTGCAAGGCTTTGGATTAACAGAGGATCAAGTAGCCGTTTGGTTAGATGATCAATAAAATAATAATTAATGTACAACGGAATTAACGAAAATGCATTAATTCTGCCGGATATCGCCGACGCATTAAAAGATTATTGTAGTATTCAATACGACATAGATGATGTAAAATGTAAAGCAGCAGAATTAATAGCTCAGAATATAGACATAAAGCGAATAATAGGTGTAGATAACCTTAATCGATGTATTGTAGATCCAACTGGAGAAACAGAACAAACGACTGCGGACAAGGAATTGACTGCCCTTATCATACCACCACTTTGCTATTACACTTATTCTAGATTGCTGCTTATGTTTCACACAACATTTGGAGACAGCGGATTAATATCATCAGAAGATGATGGAGCTGAAGCTAGAAACGCGGCTAAGTCTATGGCGAAAGAAGTCAAAGGAGTTGCAGAAGCTTTCATGACAGATGTTATTGAATTTCTTGAAGAAGAAGCAGATAACGATGCTACAGTAAGTGCAGCTGAAATGGCAGAGAAATTAACACCTAAGATTAGAACTTTTGGAGGTTCTGAATTAAGAGGTTCAAATTAAAACGATTATTATGAGAGAATTGAAAAGTCTAGTACTATTGATCGTTTCAATATTAACATTCATCATCCTGTTACCGTTCGTAATAGTGGTGGCAATTCTACGAGTATTGAGATCAATATTAAAAATAACCGAGGAAACTATAACATACTTTATGGAATCCGTTCAAAAAGAAATACTTAAATAACCATGGCAAAATCGATGAGGAATAAAATCCGTGAGCAATCGAAGTTAGTTGCAGAGCGATCTGCGCTAGTTAGGGCTGCGTTAGAGCAAGGTTGTTACACAAGTAGTAGTATTTTAAAGGCAACGGGTTTAAAGAAGCATGAACTCACTAATTTGTTTGCATCAGAAAAAGATCTAGCAGCAGAATATATAGTGAAAAAGAAGTTGATGGCAACTATCGCGGCTGATAATATATTTGATATTATTAACGATCCGAATCATGCACATAATTTTGCAGCATCTAAATATATATTGCAGAATTATAAATCCGATATAGATGATGAGTTGGAGCCTATGGCTGGTGATATGGAACTAACTTTACCTGGATCAAATCCAGATGAAGCATCAGATTCAGTTGTAATAAAATTCACAACAGGAAAAAAAGATTAATATGAAAGAAACAGTTCAACCTAAGGAGTTGGCTATCAATCCCTTATTTGAACCGTTGTTCTCAGATAATTTAGATGATCCCCGTTACTATCAAGTATATGGAGGTCGTGGATCCGGTAAATCATTTACAGCATCGATAGCCGCAGTAATCAAAACCTACTCAAAATTCAAGCATAAGATATTGTATTTAAGGCAGGTGATGAGTACAGCTGAAGATTCAACGATTGCAGATGTAACTGCAGCAATTCATTTATTGGGAAAGTCAAGAGACTTTAGAATTAAAAAGAATTTAATAACAAACATAAAAACTGGAAGTACGATATCATTTAAAGGTATTCGTACAACTGGTGGGCAAACTGCAAAGCTTAAATCGCTTTCAGGGATAACTACTTTAATAGTAGAAGAAGCCGAAGAAGTAGAATCATTTGAAGAGTTCTCAAAAATTGATGAGAGTATCAGGATGAAAGGTAAACCATTGAAAGTAATTATGGTGTACAACCCGACTACATCAATTGGTAGTTGGATTCACAAAGAATGGTTCGACTCAGGATTTCCGAAAGAATCTAGATTTATTGATACTATGTTTATTCATAGTACTTATTTAGATAACATTGAAAACTTAAATCAATCTACAATAGATAGGTATGAAAGACTTAAAGACACAAATCCAACATACTACTACAACACAATCATGGCTGAATGGACGCTTGAAGCAGAAGGCAGAATCTATGATGGTTGGGCTCATTATCCGTTCATGGAAGAGCCGGGAGATACTTGGTACGGCTTGGACTTCGGATACGGTGGTTCTGATAAGACAGCTTGTGTTAAGATAACATACTTAGACAAAGTATATTATGTAGAAGAGATGTTCTCGGAAGCAAAGCAATCTATTAACAAAACTGTAAAAGAAATGCGAAGATGTGGAATACCATTTAACGCAAGAATTTATGCAGATTCCGCAATGCCATTACTTATATCTGAAATAAGATCAAAAGGATATTCAAGCATAAGAAAATGTTTGAAAGGTAATGTCGAAGCAGGAATAAAGAAAGTCATTAACAAAGACATTGTATTAGTCGGTGGAACAGAAACTGACATATACAGAGCCTATATGACATTTAGGAGAGATAAGAAAGGAAAGCTACCACATGAGCCAGATGTTCTTGCAGCAATGCGATATGGTATAAACAGTAAGACACCAAGAAGTACTGCTAAGAAGGATCCTAAACGACGTGCACGAAGACGAAACGACCTTAAGAAAAAGCGTGGAGACTTCATGTAACATCACATTAAGTAAATTAAATAGTAAACTAAATAAATTAAAAACCAAAATTATGAGTGCAGATCAAAAACAATTCGCAAAAGTAGATGTAGATGTATTAAACGCAACACTAAAGTATCTAGCTGGAAAGCCATATACTGAAGTAGCTAAGTTAATACCAGCAATTCAATCAGCTGAAATTATTCAAGATGTTCCAGTAATGGCGACACCACCAGCTGAAGCGAAATAAGGCTAAAATCAATTAGTAAAAAGCGG